CCGGTCGTGATGTTGGTTTATCTTTCACAGGTGGAACAGATATTCAAGCACAAGCGACAAATGCAGTTCTAACCAAAGTCAATGAGCGTCAGGTTTATCAAACTATGGATGGAGAGGCTTACAAGACAACAAACATTTCAGGAACATTCCAATTGGATATGTTGGCTGATTGGGGCAAGGCAAACTCAGTTTGTGAAGCACTATGGGCAGCAGCAGAATCTGCACCCGATACAGACATCAGCATGACACTTACAGCTGCATCAGGAGCGCAATTTGTGTTTCCAGTAAAGCCAGAGTTTCCAACTGCCGGTGGTTCAGGTGTTGATGCTCAGACAGTATCATTCACATTCACAGTATCTAAGGGCGCAGTAGTAGAAACCTTTAGTTAAAAACTAGCAACGGGAGCAAAATGAAACTACCAATCACAATTGAATATAACTCAGGTGAGCAAGCAACTTACATTGCCCAACCACCTGAGTGGGCAAAATGGGAAAAGCAGACAGGAAATACCATTGGTCAAGCATCTGACAAGTTGGGTATTTGGGATCTTATGTTTTTGGCTTATCATGCTTATAAGCGTGAAGTTGCCGGAAGCAAAACAATCAAACCAATGGATATTTGGATGGAAACAGTAGCCGATGTCATTGTCGGTGATGCAGACCCAAAAGTTATCCAGCAGGAAGCCTAAGTAGATTATTGGTTGAGTTGGCAATTGCCACACAAATACCAATGAGTGAATGGGTTGAAGCAGAGGACATTTTAACAGCAATCGAGATATTGGAGGCAAGGAATGGCAAATGAAACCATTGCATACAATAAAAACGATCTGCGTGATTTATACAAGGCTTTCAAACTTATGGATGACCAAGCAACAGATGAAGCAAGAAGTCAATCTGCTGCTTTGGCGTATTTTGCATCAGAGGAAATTAAGCAAGCAGCTAAAGGCAGAGAAAAATCTGGCAAGGTTGCGCAAAGAATTGCGGATGGCGTTAGCATTTCGAAATCAAGCAAAATCGGTGAGTTCCGTTATGGTTTCGCAAGACAAAAGTTTTCGGGTGGGGCTACAACGCAGACCTTATGGGGTGGTATGGAGTTTGGATCTAATAAGTTCAAGCAGTTCCCTTCATATTCAGGACGGCAAGGCAGAGGTAGTCGTGGATGGTTTATCTATCCAACCCTTCGCAGAATTCAGCCTGAATTAATTAACAAATGGGAACAAAGTTTTAATCGCATCATTAAGGAATGGGTCTAATGGCAACCGGTAATCGCACGCTTAAATTATCCATTCTTGCTGATGTTGATGAGTTAAAAAAGAGTCTAGGCGATGCGAATAAATCAGTTGAATCAAGTGCTGATAAAATTTCAGATTTTGGTAAAAAAGCGGCGTTAGCATTTGCAGCAGTTGGTGCAGCAGCAACAGCCTTTGCAGTTCAAGCGGTTAAAAATGCAGCTCAGGATGAAGCAGCCCAAAGAAAACTTGAGGAAACAATACGGGCATCCACCAAAGCAACAGAGGCTCAAACTAAAGCAGTTGCCAACTATATCGATGAAACCTCTATTGCAATTGGTATTACTGATGATGAATTAAGACCAGCATTTGCTCGATTAGTCAGATCCACAAACGATGTTGAAGAAGCGCAGAAATTATTAAATCTTGCTTTGGATATTACGGCAGCTACAGGCAAACCTTTAGAAGCCATTACTAATGCGCTTGGTAAAGCATATGATGGAAATTTAACATCACTTGGAAGGCTTGGTCTTGGTATAGATCAAAGCATATTAAAAACTAAGGATTTTGATTTAGTCTATAAAGATCTTGCTCGCACTTTTGGCAATTTTGCAGAAAATGAAGCAGAAACCACAGAGGCACAATTTAGACGAATTCAAATAGCAATTGATGAGGCAAAGGAAAGTATTGGAGCTGCTTTATTACCAGCGGTAAATCAATTAACTGCATTTTTATTAGCATCTGCTGTGCCAGCGTTAAATCAATTTATTGCAGGATTGACAGGTTCAGGATTAGCAGCTGATGAGGCCGAAACAAGTGCCTTTAATTTTGGCGAATCAATCAGAACTGCCGGTTTAAAAATAATAGAAGCAAAAGATACACTTATTGAAATTGGAAAAGTCATTGCATTTGTATTTGTTGCAACTAAAGTTTATGAATACATAACTGCTTTAACTGCTTTAGTGGCAACCTTTAGAGCAATTCAAGCAGCAGCTACGGCTGCCGGTGTCGCTGGTGCATTTGCAACTGGTGGAATAAACATAGCTGCTGGAGCTGTGGCTTTGGCTGGCGCAGGTATTGCCACCGGCATTGCTAATAGTGCAATATCTGGAGGCAACGCTGCTACAAATATGGGAGCATCAACAGCGACAGCTGCTCAATTAGCAGCAGGAGCAGCAAGGGCTGGCACAACAGTTAATAACATTACAGTTCAAGCAGTAGATTCTGAAGGTGCTGCAAGAGCCGTTGCAAAAGTATTAAATCAAAGCGCATCAAGATCAGTTCCACAGCTCTACAATAACGGCATCAAGGGCGGATAATGACAGTCTGGACACCAGAATGGAAACTGACTGTTTCTGGAACTGAATACACAAATTTAACGATCAGCGACATAATTCATCAAGCAGGTCGAGATGATATTTACACCCAACCAAACCCATCTTATTTACAATGCACAATTGTTGCTTTGGCTGGTCAAACATTTCCATTTGACATAAATGATAGTTTGGATTTACAGGTTAAAAATACTTCTGGAACTTATGTTAATTTATTTGGTGGCGATATTACTGATATAACTGTTGAGGTTGGTGCGACAGGATCAATTGCAAATGTTATCCAATACACAATACTTGCAATGGGATCAATCGTTAAATTAGCAAAAGAAATTTGGGATGGCAACATTCCCCAAGATGAGGATGGCGAACAAATCTATGAGATTTTGTCTAGCGTATTACTTGGGGCTTGGAATGATGTGCCAGCAGCTTCTACTTGGGCAACTTATGATCCAACAGAAACTTGGGCGAATGCTGTCAATATTGGACTTGGGGAAATTGATCGCCCAGGGCTTTACACAATGCAACATCAGCCAGATACAATCAATACTGTTTATAATATTGTTTCAGATATTGCTAACAGCGCATTTGGATATATTTATGAAGATAATCAAGGAAATATTGGGTATGCTGATGCTGACCATAGACAGACTTACTTAATAGCCAATGGTTATGTAGATCTATCAGCCAAACATGCAATTGGCTCAGGGTTGCGCACAACCTTAAAATCGGCAGATATTAGAAATGACATATATATTAATTACGGCAATAACTACAATTCACAAAAGACTGCTACATCAGCGGCATCTATTGCTCTTTATGGATACAAAGCTGAAACCATCAATTCAAGAATTCATGGAGCAGTAGATGCTCAAGAGGTTGCCGATCGATATATAAGCCTTCGAGCCTTCCCGCAGCCAATCTTTGACAGTATTACTTTTCCAATTACTAATCCAGAGATTGATAATTCAGATCGAGATAATTTGCTAAATGTATTCATGGGAATGCCATTAAACATTCAAGATCTACCTACTCAAATCAGCAATGGCGAATTTGAAGGTTATGTTGAGGGATGGCGTTGGAGCACAAGATTTAATGAATTATTCCTGACCATTAACCTTTCGCCGGTCAGCTTTAGCCAAGTGGCTATGCGATGGAATTCTGTGCCAATCGGCGAGGCTTGGAATACTTTAAGCAATACTTTGACATGGGAATACGCTACAATCGTAGCCTGATAATAGGAGAAAAATGGCAACTACTACCAATTACGGCTGGACTACTCCAGACGATACAGCTTTAGTCAAGGATGGCGCATCTGCGATCCGATCACTTGGCACTTCTGTTGATACAACCACAAAAAATCTAAATCCAGAAACTACTCTCGGAGATATTTCCTATAGATCCTCAACTGCAAATGTAAATACAAGATTACCTTTAGGAACTGCTGGTCAAGTATTAAAAGTTAATTCAGGTGCAACTGCTCCAGAATGGGCAACAGATGCATCAGGCATGACTAACCCAATGACCACAACAGGCGACACAATTTACTCATCAAGCGGATCAACACCTGCAAGATTAGCAATTGGTTCAACTGGCAATGTTTTAACTGTCGCTGGAGGTGTTCCAACTTGGGCTGCTCCTGCTGCTGGTGGAATGACCCAACTTGGAACAACCACACTAAGTGGAACATCTTATACATTTTCAGCAATTCCACAATCAGGATATACACAACTATATTTGGAAATTATTGGACCAAATGCCGCAACTGCATTTGATTTGAATGTTGAACCACAGCAAACCGATGGAACAGGCGGTGATGAAAGTTATTTTGTTGGTCATTATTACAATGGAAGTGCTGCTGGTACTGGATATACGACTTATACCGCAGGTTCAAGTGGAGCAAAATCTAAAATTAGATTAACTTATCCTGGTTCATCACGAGCAAATTATAGTTATGTTAGTAATCATTCTATAACTTTTTACACATATTGGAATACGCGTGCGACTTTTGATTGCAATTCTGCTTACCAACTTGATTCTAATCATCGCATTGTTTTTCATCAAACAGGCGCATTTGAATTATCAAATATTTACAACTTAAAGATAAACAGCAGCCAAACTCTTACTGGCGGAACAGCAACCTTATGGGGGGTCAAATAATGGCTAATTTAACTAAAAAAATAATCAATTGTGAAACAGGTGAGGAAACAGAAATTGCCTTAACTGAGCAGGAAATTGTCGAACATAATGAATATTGGGCACAATACGAAGCCAACCGCAACGCTGAAACATCAGCCAAAGCAACCGCACAGGCTAAACTTGCAGCACTTGGTTTAACTGTTGAGGATATGACGGCTCTAGGCTTGTAATGAAGCCTTACCTATCTAAATCAGCGGCTCAACTTAGGGAACAAATTGATGATTGCTTCCCAGAGCGTTTGCGTAAATCTGACGGGTGGATTGGTGATGCTAGACATAGCACACGAAAGAGCGACCACAATCCAGATGCAACGGGATGTGTGCGAGCAATTGATATTGACGCTCGGCTTTCTGACGACAAAGGGCTTTCAGCATATTTGGCAGATCAAATTCGATCATTCGGGAAATCCAATGGTCGCATCAGTTATGTAATCCATCAAGGCCGTATTGCATCCCCATTACTTGGATGGCGTTGGAGATCTTATAAAGGCAATCCACACACGCATCATATCCATATTAGTTTCAAAAAAGATCAAGATAACAATTCAGAGTTTTTTAACATCCCACTACTAGGAGGCAAGGCATGAAACTATCAAACAAACACAAGGCAGCAATTAAGTCATATTTAAGAGCTGTGGCTGCTTCCGGCATTACTGTCCTTCTGGCGATTGTTGCTGATATTAGACCAGAGTTTGCAATCCTTGCTGGTGCGTTAGTTGCACCTATCGCAAAAGCACTTGATCCAAAGTCCGGTGGAGAAGCTGATTATGGAATCAATGCGAAATGACCGCAAACGAAATAATTGGTATAGCCGTTGGCGTATGCGCCATATCTACAAGTTTGTTAGTGGGAGTTCGCTTTCTTATTAAATCCTACTTGAATGAGTTGAAACCAAACGGAGGCTCATCAATTAAGGATCAGATTAATCGACTTGAACAGCGTGTCGATGATCTATTTGCTTTAATGTCTAAGCGATAATTTTATTTATGGCGAACACACGAAAACCTATCAAACGCAAAAAGATCAATCGTCGAGTCGTTCGCCAATCTCCTGAACCATTAACAAAGATCGATCAGCATTACACCG